CCAGCGCCGGATACGATCTGCACGGCGGATGCCTGCACGGTGGACGACTGCGCCACGTTCTTGCGGTCGGGCTTGATGTCTGCGGCGGGAGCGTCAACGGAGACAGGCGTCAGGAACAGCGTGCGCTCTGCCTCGCGGCGGCGCACCAGCCCCTTCAGCACGGTCCCGCCAGCCTTGTTCCACAGGAGGATCGCGTTGGCCGCCTTCACCTTGTCGCCAGCGTTGAAGTAGCGCAGGGCAGAGGAGCGCTTGAACGCGCCGGACCCGATGTTGTAGGCGAGCGAGACGAAAGCCCCAAACTCGTTCTCATTGATCGGCTTGGTAATTGCGCCAGTGATTTCGACGGCGAACTTCTCCAAGCCTTTGTGGAGATAGTATTCTGCCTCGGCCTCAGTGATCTCTTCGCCCTCAACCACTTCGAGGCCGACGCCAGCGCGAGAAGTGGTGCCGTAGCCGATGGTCCAGACGCCAGCCGGGCATTTGTAAGCCTTGGCGCGGAAGCCCTCGAACTCTTTGACCAGATCGACGGTTGCTTGGTTAATCATTTGTTGCGAAGCCTCTCTTCAAGGTGCTGGATGGTGACGGCCTGCGCGGCAACGGTCGCCTGCAACTCGGCCATCTCACGGAGCAGCTTTTCTTTCTCTGCGACGAGCTGGTTCACTTGGTCAGCCAAGCGGTCAACCTGAACCTTCAGCGTCTCACGAAATTCATTCTTGTCGGCATTGTCAGCCGCTCTGGCGTCGTGGGCCAGCTTAGACTTGTTCTGCATCCAGCCCCAAAACCCCGCGCCGCCAACAACGGAGATTAGTGCGACAACAATCGTCACTAATTGGTCATTCATCACCAATCCCCATTTTCTTAAACTCCATCATCTGCCGAGAGCATAGGTTCGCCAGATAAAAGCCCCACGCCACTAGCACTATAACTACCATATAATGCGACTGGGTGGCACCTCTTAGGATGTCTGCATCACCCGTAAACATCATGGCCTTAGACGTATAAATTGCGCCAACAATCAAGGCGACCATCGTGCTGGCGAGGATCAGCGCCTGCTTCTGCTTTAGCGTCCCCCAAACTGTCGCAGCGAACACCAGAGCGCCGAGCATCTTCCACGCTGTCGCCAGAAGCTGCCAAGACCCCTCAAGCGAAAACATGCCTGACACAACCACCGTCCAGACGGCATACATCAGAAACTGCGCTGGCCCTGCGGCATACCAAACTGCTTCAAGGGTGCGGCGCAGCTTCTGTGTCATGTCTTGCGCCCGTGCTGGAATAGCATGATGGCCGACAGGCTGGCGAAGTTGTAGATCGTCCAGACGTTATCCATGACCGACCCGAGGGCTGGCACGCCGCGAATGACGCTGCTGATCCATCCGATCTGCGCGACTGGCAGCGCAATGAAGCAGACCAATGCAAGTGCATTACCTAAGCGCGCCTCGATCGTCTCCGCCTTCGGCAGTCTCACTGCCATGATGCCGCCAGCGATGGCGATGCCAATCGGGATCAAATCAAGACCGCCACTGAACTTCTGAAGCCACGAAAGGTCCATATCACGCGTCCTTGATCTTAAAAGCGTTCCAGTCGCCGCTCATCAATTTCTTTTTAGCATATTCTGCGAACTCTTTCGACCCGATTGCCGCTCCGCATTCGCGCGCCCAAGTCTCGGCCACCACCAGCGGGATGGAGCCGATCTTGCGGACGCGAGCCGCGCCGAACATGCTCGGATTGACCTCTGCCTCGTGTTTGTTCAGGTCGATCAGCGAGCGCACGTCCTGCTGGCGGTTGATGTGGATTTTGCCATCAACAAGGTCGAATTTCTCGTTAATGGTCCAGTCAGTCTTTAGCATTGAACACCTTCTTGGCGATCTTTACGGCCTTCACCTCTTCGGCAAAGCCGTTGGCAATCATTGCCTCGGCGATTGCGTCGTCCAGATCGGCTTCGTAGCCGAGGCCGCGCGAGTGTCCGTCAATCCAGACGCCACGGTCGGTAGTGAGTTTGATCTTCATGTCCTGCCCCTTGGTTAAAGCAGCGGGGGCCGCCGAAGCAGCCCCCGCCTAGTCAGATTAGAGCGCCGGGTTGATGTCGGCGATCACACCGTGACCCGCTTCGGTGTCCACCTGCAGACCGTATTCCACCGAGATGAGCGTGCGGTCGGAGTGACCAGTGCGCGCCAGCGGCTTCTGCTTGGTGGTCTGGAGGTAAGCCACGCGTGCGTAGTTCGGGTCGAGAACGAACACGTCGCGCGAACGGATGAAGCGCGAGGGAACGATCTGCAGTTCGCCGAAGTCGGACACGTAGAGGTCAACGGCTGCGACCACTTTCTTGTCCGAGATGTCACGGTAGCGGGTGGCCGCGCCAGTGAACGTGGACGAGATTTTCTGCTTCACGCCCGAGCCGCAGAGAACCATGGTCGGTTCTGCGCCTGCGTTCCAGCACGAAGCGATCACGTCCTTCAGCATGGTTTCCGTCAGCGCGCGGAGCGTGCCGTCGGTTGCCGCTGCGTTCGGGTAGCCAGCGGTGGAGCCGGACAGGGTGCCCGATGCGCCGCCAGTGCCACGCGACACGTTGGAGCGCAGGAATGCCGACAGCGATGCAGTTTCGCGCGCGGTGCCGGAGGCGCCTGCGACGGCTGCGTTGTTGTCGCCAACAATCATCTGCTCCATGTCACGCTTCAGTTCGCGCAGCTTGTAAGCGATTTGCTTCGCCTTACGCTGTGCGTCGCCTGCGCCGTTCACGCTTTCGGCGGTGTCCGAAACGTCCACGACCTTATCCGAAATCTGGGTGAAGTTACCCAAACGGGTAGCATTGGTCGGTGCGTCGTTGCCGGGAGCTGCTTCGCCTTCGATCACACGGTTCGAGGTCGATGCTGCCGCGAGCGAGACGACGGGCCACTCGAAGTAGGTGTTCGTGACCGACTTGCGGCCAACGGACGACATGAAGGGGGTTTCAGTCGGCGAGATCGAGATCAGCGCGTCCTGAAGGTCTTCGCGGATGGTCGAAACCGAGTAGGTTTCGTTGGTATTTGCAGTAACGCCCATTGGTGTTCTCCTTTATGGGGTTCAACTCAGAAGGAATTTGGCAACGTCATCAACGCTACCAGTGGCTTTCATCCGAGATGCGACTTGTTTCGCCTGCTTCGCCTTTCCGCTCGTCGCCGACTGCTTCGCGCCGGGCTTTACGACCGGACGGGCTGCCTCGACCTTCTTCTGCGCTTCGCCACGAGCCGCCATCATCTGGCGATACTTCATGGCGTCATACAGAACGCGGACTGCACGGCTATCTACCATCGTGGCAAGTTCATCCGGATCGAAACCGTATTCTTGCCCGGTGGCGAGGACTGCGTCACGGACCCTCGGAGCAAGCTCCTTGTCCGCAAACTCGGGGATAGCCTGCTGCAGCTTCTGCATCTCTTGGGCCAGTTGATACTGCAACGCCTGTTGCTGCATCTGTTGCTGGCGCTGAGAGAGCGCTTGCCACTGCTGCACGTCTTCCTGCCACGCGGCCATGTCCTCGTCATACTGAAGTTTGGCGTCCATGTAGCCAATTGGATCAGAGTTGAAGAGTTCACGGCTCGGCGGCGTCGGCTGACGCGGGATACCCCCAGCCTCTAGCTGTTGGCGAAGTGCGGTAACCTGTTGCACCTCTTGCTGCAGTGCCCCGTAAATTGCCTCGACCTCCTTGCGGCCTTCGGCGACTTGGCGCATCTGCGATTGGATATACTCCTGACCCGAATAGCCCCGTTTGAGTTCCTCAAGGGTGACCTGCTTAGATTGTCCGTCCACCTTTACGGTGTGGAGTTGGGTAGCTGGTTCTTGATCGACTTCGGTCTCTTCGTCGTCTTCGACATCCTCGGCGTCTTCGGCGTCATCCTCTTCGGCTTCCGCCTCTTCCGCCTCCGCTTCTTCCTCCGAATAATCCTCTGGCTCCTGCTCGGCGGCGTCGGCTTCCAGAGTTTCCTCTTCGGGTTCCACGGTTTGCTGATCCAAGATCAGCGAAGTTGCGGCTTCAAAGTCATCCACCGCCTGAACTGCAGTCGTGTTAGCCACGGTGCTGCGCTCCTATCGTTTACGACGTTCCGCCATTTTGCCGTCAGCCACGAAGGCTTCGAGCTTGGTGCGGAGTGCGTCTAGCGCCCGGACCATCCGGTGCGCTTCCATGATGTCCTCTTGCGAGGAATTGGGGTAAGTAAATACCCCAACTGCATCATGTTGTATCATGTCGAAGGCCGAACGCAAAGTCTCGTCATTGAGAAGGCGTTCGGCGTTCA